GGTCACGGCTGGATCCCTGGAACTGGGGCAGTTCCAGAAGATCGTCGAAGCCTCCGGCAGCGATGCGCTCACCAATCACCCCGACGGGTGACTGGCTACCAGCCAGGGCAACGTCCGCCTCGGTCTCCATCGCCTTGACGACGTTCTTGTTGATTCCACGAGCATCGCGCACGACACGGTTCGTGAACCCGGACGTCACCTTGCCCAAGGCCCCAACATCGTTACCCAGCCCCATGGCCGTGGTGCCGAAGCGGGCCACCTTGGCGGCTTTGCCGCCAATGACGAGCGGGTCCAGGAACCATGTCGCCAGTCCGTCCATCAGGCCAGACGTCACCTGAAGGCGCATGTCGTCGCTGAAGACACGATCGCGTTGCGCGTCGTTCGCAATGTTGAACGACGGATCGTTCTCGTAAATGTCTGGGGCGCCAAACGGTGACGCGATCGTCCCGGCCACACCCAGGTACGGCTGGAGTGCATCAACTGCCGCGACACCAGCACGACCGGGCTGGACTCGGCGGGCATCAGCAAACAGGTCACCGTTCTCGCCACGGTTCGCCCAGTACTGCGGGTTGACCGCCAAAGCGGCGGACGACAACCCCATCGAGACACCCTCGGTGGCTGCCGTGTAGCCGGAGCCGACACCCGCTGCGGCAGGGCCTAGTACGGGGACAGCAGAGAAGTCGTCCGTCCACATGTTGTCCAGCCAGCCGCCGATCGTTCCGACAGCAGACTGGATGAAGTTCGGCTCGGCAGGAGCCTCCTCCTGTGCCTGCAACCGCCTGGCTTCCTGCTCCTGCAGGCGGGCAACGTTCTCCCGCTGCTGGCGTGAGCGTTCAGCCCAAAGCATCACGCCTTCGTTAGCCATCGCGACGACCTGACACTAGACGCAGAAACTCGTCCCGCTCCTGATCCGATTCCCACGGAGTCAAGGCAATCCCGTACACAACACCGGCAGCCTCGACACCGAGAGCGTCAACGGCGGCGGCAATGTTGTTCACGAAACTCACAGGCTCGTATCCCTCACGTACTTGACAAAACGAACAAACGACGGCGGAACCCCAGGCCGATTAGCCATCCGCTCCAGCGACGGCAGATACCTAGCGATCTGCCGTGCGTCCACCTGCGACTGGTCACGGTTCGACAAACCCACACCAATCGCCTCCGGTCCCACACCGGGACCGGACGGGACACCCGCAGTGACAGGCTCATCAGGGCGCTGAGTTGGAGCATTCAATGGGATAACCTGCGGCCCTGCCGCACGCTCCATGCGCGCACCCTGCTGAATCTGTTCAAAATCCTTCCCCTCCCCGTATGCCGGGTTGGGAAGGTCACGGACGGGCTGGCCGTCCGTGCGCTTCGACAGCGGGCCAGGCCCGCTCACCGGGGCTGGCTTACGCGGAGGCTGATAACCGCCTCGTGCCATGCCATCCTCCTACGCGCTTCGGCGAGTCTTCGCCTTGTCAGTGATCCTTAGGGCCTTCTTGCCGAACCGTTTCTTGCCAGAGGTCGAGCGGTACTCCTCGCGCCGCTGCACCTCGGCCTTCCACTTGTCCGGGTTCTTCTTCTTCCACGCCTCACGCTGCGCCTCGGTCATGTCATCCAGACCGAACTTGGAGCGGAACGCTGAACGCTGATTGAACTCCTTGCGGGAGATCAGTCGTCCCTTGTTGTCGACGATGCCTTCACGGGTACGCGTGTTCGCGCTCTGCTTGCGGCTGGAGTCCTCGAACGCTTTCGCGTTCGCGGCCTTGCCGGAAGTTCCCGTGCCGGTCTTCGCGTCCGGCTTGCCCTTACCGGCATCAGACTTGCTGAGTGCCATGGCGCCGCCTGCGGCGGCACCGACGGCAGCAGTGGTCGTGACACTGCGCCCCAGTTTCTTTGCCACCTGCTTGCCGCCCTCCGGGCCCATGCCCTGAGCGAACGGCTTGTTCGGGCCGTACTTGCCAACGTTGCCGCGAGGTTTAGCGGGCTGCCGCGCCTCGATCGCACGGGGCGACCCGGACGCGAACGGGCCCTTCTGTGTCGGCTTCGCTCCCATCGGAGTGGACTTGCCCGCCTTCGGCTGCACAGGCCGGGCAACAATGTCGACCGGCTTCGACACCCGCTCGGCACGCGTGGCGCTCGTCGGCGCAACATCAGTCGACGCCTTCTGAGCGGCAGGCTTACGCGTGCGCGGCTTCTTCGGGGCCGGAGGCTTCGGGCGCTTCGCTGGCGCGGTTTGCCTTGCCTTCCACATCTTGTCGATGGCTGACTTGCTGTACCCCGACATGCCGTGCTCTTGGTAGAAGAGTTCCTTCTCGCCGATCTCGTCAAGTTTGCGCTCGGACCCCGGCTTGGGATCGCCCGCCTTGGGCTTGGTAGCGCTCGGCTTCTTCGGAGCCGGAGGAGTCTCGGCAGCGACCTTGCTCTTCGCCCGCTTCTCCTCCTGGCGCCGTGCCGACTTCGCCGACGCGCCCTTCAACTCACCCGTCGGCTTGCGACGACCCTCGTCGATGTCCTTCGTCTTCGCCTTCATGTCGGCCTGACGCTTGTTGTACTCCGCCAGATTCTTCTGGTACTTCTCCTGCTTCGCAGCCGACGCGTTCTTCCCCGGGTTGCGGGGCTTCGTCAGCGCCTTGCTAATCAGTTCACGATCAGCCTGACGCGGAGTCGAACGCGGAGCCGGAACCGGGTCATAGATTCCACGGCCAGTCGCCGACGGAATGTCCTCGCCCGGCTTGCGTCCCTCAGCCCGGGCCTGAGCGCCACGCTTCAGCGAATCCTCCAGGTCAGCCTGCGCTCGACGCGCCTGAGCCGGAGTGCGCTTGCTCTTCCCGGCATTGGCAATACGCCCGCCCTTGTCAGCAGAGAACTCAGCCATACGCTTCTGCGTGATGCCCTTAGAGATCGCCCCGGTCGACGTGCCAGTACGTGGCACAACAGGAGAACGCTCTGCCGCGTTCACTGACTTCGATGCGTTCGATGCAGCAGCCTGCTGCTCCAACTTCTTTGCCATCTCCGGGGTCTTCGCCGCCTCGTTGCCCTTGCGGATCGTTGACGACTCACTGGCGGTGCGACGAGATGCAGCCTTTGCGGCATCCGCACCGACCGCACGATCGGTCTTCCCCATGCCCCTCGCCGAAGACTTAGCCAAATTCTTGGCTGTTGCGGCAGCGACATTCTTGGCAACCATCGAACCGATGGCTCCAGCAACGCCGCTGACTCCGCCCTCTTCCATCTTGACCGTGTACGTCCTACCGTCCGGTCCCTTGATTTGGCGTTCGGAACCGCCATCGCCGACAAGGAACTGCAGAGCCTTCAGCGCTGCCGACTCTTGCGACGTGCCGAATGACTTCCCGGTCGGCTTGAAATTCTTGCCGTAACCGGAGTACACGCCCGCACCCGTAGTGCGCTTGCGTCGGGGATCGTACGTTGTTGGCATGGGGAATGACCTCGCCTAGTAGTTACTTGCCCTTGCGAGCGTTGCCCTTGAACGTCTTGTTAGCCATCGGCTTGGCGACACCGCCACCACCGACAACCTTGCCGCCGTTCTTCTTGCCCATGATCGGCTTCGCCACCGGGGCCGGAGCCTTACCACCCTGCTTGCCGTACGCCATCTCTTCTTCTCCTTAAGCGGGAACTGAACGGGACACCATTCCTGACATCACTGGTCGTCCCGTTCCAGTGAGTCCAGCCAAAAGACGCTGCATCGGCGGCGGGGAAGGCATCGCCTCGTTATCCACCGGGCCCTGCTCCACACCAAGTTCTTCACCACCCGGTGTCGGCTCGGGGCCGATCGCCGGGTTCGGGGCCTGCTGCTCCGGTTGCGGTTGCGGCTTCTCCGGCTCGAAAGCCTTCGCCACCGCGTCCTCGATCGGCGTGCCCTTCTTCCGCTCCGAGATCACCGTCGACAGAGAGCGCACGATCTTCGTCGGATCCTGCCCCTGTGACGCCATCTGCGGGATCGCAGCCGCAAGAGACGCAACGCCCGCCTTCAGCGAGTCACGCATCTCCTCCATGTCCACCGCGCGCTCTTCCTCCGTCGCATTGATCTGGATCGGGAGGTTGCGGCGGGTGAAGCCGCGAGAGATCAACTTGTCGCCACGGGCCTGCAGCGCGAACACCAGGGCACGGTTCGGGTCCAGTCCGGCCATCAGCCCATACTCGACGTTCACCCCGTAGTTGCCCTTGATGTCCTTGCCGGGCGAGTACTTCAACTGGTACTTCGTGCCGTTCGCGACAGCGGACACGTTCTTCGACTGGTTCGGGAAGTACGCCTCATCGACACGGAACGCGATCGACACGGCCTCCCCGAGAGCCTCACCGAGGATGCCCTGCGCGGTACGCACCTGTGAGTCGAACGCCGCCTGCAGGGCCTTCACGCCCTGCCCCGTCACGATCGACCCGTCGGCCTGCCCGGCGCGGGACTCCGGGAAACGCGTCCCGAACCGCAGTTCGTCACTGAGCAGGTTGTTCTCACCGAACGCCATGCTCGGCAGGTCCAGGGGGACACGGCGGATCTTCTCCGGGGAGTTCGACCGGATCACTGCGTCCGGGCCGATGCTCAACTGGGTCACGTCCTGCGGCAGCGCCAGCGGCGCCTCCACCGACTTCTGTGTCGCCTCCAACATCAGCAAAGCCAGCCGTGCCTTCGCCGCATACACCGGCAGCACGTCATCGAACTGGCCGCGAGCCTCATTGTCCAGGCTGGGTCGCTGCGCGATAGCGACCGGAACAACCCCGGTCGGGTTCGGCACCGACGCCAGCAGTGCCCCGCCACGCTCCGGCAGGAACATCACCGACGACTTCGCGTCATACCAGCGGACCACTTCCATCAACTGCGACTCGTCCGCCCGGGTCAGGCCACCGTAGTTCAGGATCCGGTCACGCATGTCGGGGAACATTGCCGCGAGGTCACCGGCCTTGCGGCGGAACACCTGGCAGTACGCGACCACATTCCCGAAACGGTCAATGTCGTAGTAGGAGCCCTCGCACGAGTCGACGTGAATGTGGGGTCGGCCACCGCGAAGGTCCGGCTCCACGCGCAGCGGCACGAAACCGTACGTGATGAACTGGTCCGCTGCACGGATCAGGCCCGTGCCCAACTTCGACTCGGTCACGTAGTAGTTCGCGATCTTCGTCCGCTTGTCCGCGTTCGTCCGCGAAGACTCATCCAGTGCCGAATCGCCCGTCGCCGTGATCGTCGGCACCACACCGATCTGCTCAGACAGATCCTTCGCCACCACATCGATCAGGTTGGCGACGATCGGACGGGACCACGCCCCCTCCGGGAACAAGCCAGGGAACACCTGCTCGGCATGACCGGCACGAACGAGCATCACGTCCCGCATACGCTTGTCACGCTCGCTGTTGCGCTTACGAATAGCGTCGTAGCGTTCCTTGTACTCGCTCACCCGTCACCACCTTCCTTACACGTAGGACAACTGCTGCTGCGCAGCCAGTTCATCAAGATTGATCACGAACCTGGAATCAACATCCCTGCTCGCAGCGAACGGATTCCGAACAAACCTCTCCACACCAGACGACTGCGAGAGGACTTCCCGGGCCACGATCTCGCAGAACCACAGCGCCATCACCGTGTCCATCTTCAACTTCGAGCCACGAACACCCGGCTGCCACGTGATCAACTGCTCCACCAGTTTCTTCACATGCTCATTCGCCTGCACGGACGGCAACTCGATCAAGTTGTCGCCCGCATGCTTCATCGCGACCTGCCCGTCACGGTTCACCTTCGTGCCGAACAACGGCGCCAGCGACGCCACACCGAACTCGGGATCCTGCTTGTTGTTGCCCGTGTAATGCGGGCGGTACGCGATACCCCTCGTTGCCAGAAAGTTCCTGATCTCCTCATCCTGCGTCAGGAACAACTGGAACGCGTTCGACTCCACAATCACCGTGTGCGGCCTGTACGCATCCGTCCACTCCCGCAACAGCGACCGGATCGCCGCCGGAGTAGGAGACGTCATCACATGCACGTCCATCACGTAGCGTTTATGCGTGCGCCGATCCACGGCGTACGCCACCGCAGCCGTATCACCACTCATCGCCGGATCCAGGCCGATCACCCGGTAGAAGTTCTCCGGGCTCAACGGGTGACCCGTCGCCCCACCCACCAAAGCACCCGGCTTACGCATCCCCTGAATCGAGCCACGCACACACACCGGGTCAAAAATCGCATCCTCAGCCACATCGAGGTTCTGGTACACCAGGCTCCACTTGCCCGGCCCCACCTCGTTACGCACATCACTCAGACGCGGCCCCGACCAGCGCTCAAACAGGCCATCCCCATCCGGGGTGTCAGCCTCGCTCAGAGGCTGCTCCGACTTCGGCCACAACGTCACCCAATCCTCAGGCCGGTCCTTGTACTCCAGGACCGCTGGCATCGCCAGATACGTCCACGGCACCCGCCCATCCGTGTAATGCTCCGGGTTCCGCAACTCCTTATACAAGTCAACCGGCGACACCCGCGTGCCCACCACCAGCAGTTGGCCACCGCCAGGTGGCAGACGAGACGCCACCTCCTGCCGGATCCAATCCTGCTGCTTCGCCCACTCCCCCGCATTCGACAGGGTCACCACGTCATCAAGGACGATCAGATTCGCGCGCGAACCATAGATCTGACCACCCATCCCCAGGGCCTCGATCGTGGGATCCTTCTCCCCCGAGTCCCGGGCTTCCCCACCCAGATAGATCTTGTTCGCCGCCCACTGGTCCGCCGTCGCCTTATAGCCATCAGCCGGTCCAAACGCCACCTGCAAATCCGCATACCTCGGATGCGTCAGGCGCTGCTTGATCGCATACAGGAACTTCTTCGCCTGCTCCTGAGTCTTCGACACCACCAGCACGTTGATGTTCGGATCCTTCGCGATCCGGTACGTCACATAGTTGATCGTCACCGTCATCGACTTCGCATGGTTCGGCGGGACATTCACCAGCAGACGCGACAAGCCCGACGTGCCCGGCTCATAGATCATGCCCTCCGGCAGCCACGCAGGCTCCCGGCCCTCCAACAGATCCACCACATTCCGCATATGCGGCCACACCCGCGTCCCCAAATACCGCTCCGAAAACTCCTCGAAACCGATATCCGCCCGGCGCTCCGACACCAAATCCGAACGGCCCGTCCGGGCCACATCCATCGCCAGAGCAAAGTCCGCCGACTGGCGGCGCTGCTCCTCATACCAAGAACGCGACCGGCCAATGACCTTCAACGCCTCCACAATCGGACGGCCCTGACGCACCAGATCCAGCAGTTCATTCCTGGCCTTCTCCGGCGCCACCCGGCGCCTCGGACCCGTCGCAGTACCCACCAGACCCCCACACCAAACCAAGAGACCCAAGCGGGCCAAACAAAGGGAAACGGGCCCCGCAACAACAAGGGCCCGTCAAAGAAAAAAACCGCCTATATAGAGCCGGACTTCGTCCGGCTCTTCTAGCACCGCAGTCACGCCGCACAAGCGCCGCGCCAGCGGTGCTTCTATATATAGAGGGGACTAGCAAAATAGGCCATTTCTATACCCTGTGACCGACATCACACCATAAGTGTCCGAAATGCCCCAGAAACAGGCAGAAATATTTCAGGGGATACATGTAGCACCTACCGGGGGGCCGGTTAAACACCCCCCCGGTCGAGGGCGGGCAGGCCGCCCGCCTCTCGTACTGCGTCACAAGTTCGAGCCCTGTGCATGGGCGCCCCCCACGGGGCGCCAGAGGCCCGCCCGGGGGCCCCCGGGGCCCACTGTCGGGTGTGACGTACGGGGGGGTGCATGAGGGTTGTGATTGAATGGTGGTATGTGCGGCGGATGGTCCGCCGCTGTGAAGGGTGGTGTGTGATGCGGTACATGGATCAGGTTCGGGTGGATGGCTTCGGTTCGGGTGAGGTGCTGGTGGAGGTGTCGATGGGCGATCTGGTGGCGCTGCGGCGCCTGTTGGATCGCCTGCTGGCGATCGCGGAGGATGGCGTGGAGCCGGTGTACGTGCGGGATCGTGAGGATGCTGTTCGCTTCGTGATGGATCTGGAGCGGATTCACTGGTCGGCGGCGGATGACCTGTACGACGTCGTGTGATCGCAGGGTGCATGAGGGTTGTGCTGTAATTGAGGTATGTCCCGCCGGATGGTCCGGCGGGTTTGGTTTCGGAGGTGTGTGATGGTGAACGCGGTGGTGCTCGAAGCGCAGGGCCGGATCGATCCGGTGCTGGATGTGGCTGTGGCCCGCAAGGCGTGGGCCATGGTGCGGGAGTCGTTCGGGATGAAGCCGGACGGGACGGCTCGGCTGATCACGGATCCGTCGGCCCAGTCGAAGGTCGGGCTGAATGCCCGCCCGACGTGGAGTCTGTCGCTGAATGCGGGCTCTGCTGCGGGCTGGTGCGTGAATGATCGGACGTGTGCTGCGACGTGTGTGGTGGAGCATGGCGGGAATGCCCGCTACGACTCGGTGCGGGTGGCTCGGCAGGCGCGTGGTGCGCTGCTGCTGCAGCACCCTGATGCGTTCGCGACTCTGCTGGCGCGTGATGTGGAGTGGGCGAGGGCGAAGGGCTGGGTGTTCGGTCGCCCGAATACGAATTCGGATGTGGCGTGGGAGCGGGTGTTTCCGTGGCTGTTCGACATGACGGCGGCGTATGACTACACGAAGCGTCTGGATCGGGTGGGCTGGGTCGCGCCGACCTATCGGGTGACGTACTCGGCTACGGCTGCGACGCGGGAAGCGACGGTGCGGCGGGTGGTGGAGCGTGGGGACACGGTGACGATGGTGTTCCCGATCGGCAAGAAGGCGGACATGATCCGCGAGTGGCGCGGGATCCCGGTGATCGATGGGGACGTGTCGGACTTCCGGTTCGGTGACCCGGATGGGGTGATCGTGGGGCTGCGGGCGAAGGCGGGGCTGCGTGGCCTGGCCTCGCATCCCCTGCTGTCGAGTGTGGCCTGATTGCAGGGTGCATGAGGGATTGTGTGTAATGGATGTATGCCCGGCGGGATGGTCCCGCCGGGCTCTGTCGAAAGGGGTATGGCAATGCCGCTCAACTGGAACGTGTCGAAGTGCGAGAACTTCGAGGCCCTGCTGGAGGGCGATGAGTGGACGGCGACGGAGGTGCTGATCTTCGCGCTCGGGATGCTGGATTGCGGTGGCGTGGTGACGGAGGCGAACGCGCCGGAGATCTACGCCCGGCTGTCCGCCTATGAGCGCAACGAGGGTGCGTTGCGGCGCCGCCGGTGCTGCGACGTGGGCCGGGTGCCGGTGTACTTCACCCCGGCTGAGATCCGGGCACGCGTCGGCCTGTCCACCAACTGGGGCCCGCGCAAGGCGCCGCGCGCCGCGTGGTGCAAGCGCCTCGGCATCCCTGTCGAGGGCCTGCCCGCTAGCGCGAAGGCGTACCGCGAGGCGGTGTCGGCATGACCGTCATCGTGTGGCTCATGCTCGGCGTCGCTCTGACGGTGGCGCTGGGTTACTACAACACAGAGGGAGGCAAGTGATGTTCATCGTTATGGCAACGATCTCGCAGGCAGAGCACGACGAGGACAGGGAGGAGATGTGCAAGCAGTTCGCCGCAGGCGATCGCCCGTGGTGGAACGACGACGAGGACAGGGAGGGCACGGGCGAGGAGTTCCTTGCCCTGCCCTTCGAGGTGCAGTTGCAGATGGGTGAGGACGAACTCGGCGAAGGCTGGGATGTGCTGTGGCTGTACCCCGATGGTGCGACGGGCGGGGATCGCTGGTCTGCTGCGCGCTTCGAGACGCACGCCGATGCGGAGGCTGCGCTTCAGTTGCACTGGGGCAAGTCCGACGCGACCTTCGAGATTGTCGAGGTGTGACATGGCCGCAACCACAGGCTGGGATGCCGTTGAGGTGGCGATGGATTCTGCCCACTGCGTGGCGTGGGACGGGTGCCACAAGATCTATGTGGCACTCGATGAAGAGCAGGCTCGCTGGTTTCTGGACGAGTACGAGTATGTGGTTCGAGCCCCTGCACCAGCGATGCTGCACATGGTTCAGGAATGGTTCAAGGACTCATGCTCTCTGAGGTTCGTCTCGTCTGTGACTACCAACCATGCGAACCCGAATGCCGGGTTCGAGGACTTGATCCCACAGGCGTGGGACGAGGAGGAGGAGAACTGACATGTACGTGGACATCTACAACATGCGAGAGGAGCGCGGGGTCACGTTCGATGTGGCACGCATCCGCATGCAGGGCGAAGGCTGGCTGGAGTACCTGCCGCACGGTGGCGGGGAGTGGGAGACGTTGGCCGAAATGCGCGACGAGCCGGATGGCTGGTTCATCTACGTGGACGCCCCGCAGATTGGGCGTGCCGTCGACTTCGATGTGGACGTCGAGCCGTCGGGGCTGTTCCCGGTCGTGCGGCTGGGGGAGGACTGACATGGCACACGTTCAGGATGTGTACGCAGACGAGGCAGGCCGGTTCAACGTGAGCGAGCAGACCTGCCCCGAGGAACTGACCGGGTGGTACGGCCAGTGCGAAGAGCCCTGGTGCGTGGCGCGTGATCACCGTTGGTATGCGGTGACGCTGATCGATGAGTACGGGTACGGCGAGGACGCTGGCGAGGTCTTCGACTACGAGATGGATGCGATCGAGTGGGCCGAGATCCGGTTCGCTGCAACGCAGGGTGCATGAGGCAAGTGATCTACTGGAACCACGGCACACCCGGTGCCGTGGCCTGACCTGAAGGGAGCACGACATGAAGATCCGTTTCGCAGTGGACATCCAGATCGTCGACGATGGCAGCGTCGACATCGAGAACGACAACGGTCAGACGTCAACGTACGACCTGACCGTCACGAACTACGACTTGGCGGCAGGCTGGATCGAGGTTGAGGCGACTCGATCGGAGGGCTTCAACATGTCCGGCGAGATGGTCGCTGAGGCGATCATCGACAGCGAGGCGCTGCGTATCGAGGTTGAGGACATCGAGTTCGAGGAGGTTGTTCGATGAGCACGACAGTTGCTGCCCGTGCAGTGAGCACGGGCGTGGTCCTGCCGAATGGCTGGACTGTGGTTGACACGTATGAGAACTTCACGCAGGTGCGGTTCGGTGATGATCGGGAGCAGGGCATCGTGTTGGCGATGCTGCCTGATCAGTACGACAGGTTTGCGACGTGGGACTACTGCGTTCAGCCTGAGGGTCGTATCGTGACGTTCAATGGGCATTACTTCAGCCGTGTGTTTCCGGCGGCTCGTGATCTGGCTCGCCGTGCCGGGCGCAAGGTGCCGGATCACGTGTGCTTCACGGACGACACGTACTGCTACGACTGCGGAGGTGAGCGACGTGGCACGTTTCGTAAGCATGGATGAGGCGATGGACTTCGCCACAGCGGTCGCCATCGCAAGCGGCTGGGACACCGACGAAGAGGAGAGTGAGTGAGATGAACGCTGCGACTGCACGACTGGAAGAAATGATCGCCGTCAGCGACAGGCTGGAGGAACTCTGGGCTAAGACGGGGAGCGACAAAATCGCACATGAACTACACGACGCACTGGAATCCACTAGGCGAGCAGTCAGGTTTGCTCGTGAAGACTGGTCTAAGGAGAGTGAGTGACATGGAGATTCCACTGGAGTGGTACACGGAGCGGGGCAGGGAGATCCCTGGGCCCACGTTCTACGCCGAGGACATGGCCGAATGGGATGACGATGACCGTGAGGCTGCGATGCTGGCGATGGAGGCCAGCATGCATGACCGCATCCTGCAATTGGAGGCGGAGAACCAGCGCCTGCGTGACCGGCT